AAACTTAAATTGGTGTCTATCAACCCACAAGATATCATCAGTACCAAGGAACTGTGGATCTACAATGTCAAGTCACGTAAATTAGGCAAGTATGTGGCCGCTGAATTCAACGATCTTGGAGTCAAAGGCACCACGGTCATTGGCTTTGATCCAATAAAAAGTGTGCAGAAAACCCTGCGCAAGCCGGAAGAACAGCTCAAAGAGTTCAAGGCAGCAGGCAAAGTGCAGTTACGCAAGTTCTTAGACGATATCAAAGCTGTAGATATCAAACTCAACGGCAGAATCAACGAGGATACTGTGTTATTAAAAGTACAATAACAAAGTAAATTCTCAGTAAAAAGCGGGCTTCGGTCCGCTTTTTCGTTGGCGGATAAATACATTACTATGAGCAATGTCAATAATTTATTAGCCGCACTAGGCGATGAGATCAACGCAATCGCACAAACTGTTGCACCAAACGGCAAAGAAATAGCACGAAAAATGCCTGCACGATCCCTGTCGGGGGATCATATTTCCGGGGGCAAAATACATAACTTTGCCAGTACCGGTATCACAGATACCGCTGTAAAAACCCAGTTAACTGTGAACAATGATGGTGTCACAGTTAAAAATCTATTCGTAGAAAACATAGATAATCTCACAGTCACCGGCACCCTTAAAACCAAGATCCTAGAAGTTGATGAGATCCGTGCTGACATCAAGTTTGAAAAAGATGTGCCTATCGTATTTTCAGGCGATACCATCGACGGCAAAGGATTGCTGTGGAGTGGGAAGGGATACACCAAACAATTTATATTCAACTCTGAGCCGGATAGATTCTTTTCATCTGAAAATATAGACCTTGCTAAAGGCAAAAGTATCACTATCAACAACATCAAAGTAATTGATGAAAAAGAATTAGGCCCTACTATAACTAAAAGTAATCTCAGAGAAGTCGGTCATCTCAAGGGATTGATAGTAGATGGCGGATTATCAGTGGGTCAGTTTATGGTGTTCGATGCCAACACTAGTAGACTAGGCCTAGGCACAGACAGTCCTAACGCTGCTGTGAGTATTGTAGACGAAGGAGTAGAAATAGTTCTCGGATCTAAAGACACAGTCAAAGCATTCGTAGGAACTTATGCCAGTCATCAACTTGAAATCGGCACCGATAACACTGCAAGAATAATTATTTCACCCAGCGGCAACATAATGTTAGGTAATCCAAAAATTGCACCAGTTCAGGTTAGTGTGCATGGTAAATTATCTGTGAGAGTGTCAACCCCAGATCCAGAAGTTGATCTGCATGTCAACGGTGCAATAAGATTTAATAATAGACTGCAAAAATACGACAGCACTTATCCCACAAATGGATCGTATAACGAAGGTGACATCATATGGAACATACAGCCAAGAATGAATTCTTATGTAGGTTGGGTGTGTATTCAAACCGGAAGTCCTGGTCTATGGTCGCCTTTTGGTAAAATTGGAAATTCATAACATGGCAAGCCAAGAAAAATTAAATGCATTAACAACCTTGTTGCAAGAAGTATTTCAAGAAGGTCAAGAAATCGACTCTGCTGAATTTCCTTACATAATCATCAAAGGTGATATCGATGGCAAGGGAATACTGTGGAGTGGGAAAGGGCACAACAAACAGTTTATTTTTAATTCCAATCCGGATAGATTCTTTGTATCTGAAAATATAGATCTTGCCAAAGGAAAATATCTAAGCATCAACAACATCAAATTGATTGATGAGAAAGAACTAGGTCCTACCGTAACCAAAAGCAGTTTAAGAGAAGTTGGTCATCTAAAGGGATTGATAGTAGATGGCGGATTGAGTGTAAATCAATATCTAGTTTATGATAGCATATCTGATCGATTAGGACTTGGAACAGATCAACCCAAAGCTGCTGTTAACATTATAGATCAAAATGTTGACATAGTGATAGGTGCAGAAGGCACTAACACTGCAAGAATCGGCACGTATAATTACACTGACCTAGAACTAGGAACTGATAATACCGCCAGGATCCAAATCAAGGCCGGCGGTAATGTTATTATAGGTAACCCGGCAGTGGGAGATACCAAGGTCACAATCATAGGTTCGTTAGGCATTAATGTCAATAACCCCGATCCTCGTAGTACCTTGCATGTGAATGGCGCATTAAAATTCAACGACAAACTGCATCTCAGCGGAAATGAACCTCCTAGCAGTGGTTCGTTTAACGAAGGCGATATCGTATGGAACAGTTCACCCCAAGCAGGAAAATCAATCGGTTGGGTCTGTGTTCAGCCAGGTAACCCTGGAATATGGAACGGATTCGGTAGAATCGAATAATGCCTCGAGCATTGGTAATTGGCAACGGCGAAAGTAGACGCCACGTTGATATTAGCACATACACCAATCATGTTCTTATAGGATGCAATGCCATACACAGAGATCTCAATGTCAATCATTTGATCTGCTGTGATCGTAGAATGGTCGAAGAAGCTGTAAACAATATCAATACCAAAGACACAGAAATCTATGTGCGCGATCGTTGGTATCACTATTTTAGAAAAATAAGAAAAAACAAAAACATCAACCTTCTACCTGAAGTACCCACTCGAGGTGAATTAAAAAAAGATCAAGGCGAACATTGGGGCAGCGGAGGATACGCTGTGCTGTTGGCAACTGTGTTAGGACACCAAGAAGTTACGTTAATCGGATTTGATCTATATCCAATTGATCATAGTGTGAACAACATCTACAAAGGCACAATGAACTATGCTAGAACAGATTCTCAGGCAGTGGATCCTAGCTATTGGGTCTACCAGATCGCATCGGTATTCATGCATTATCCCAATACAACATTTGTTATCTATAATAGACAGGGGTGGAAGATGCCGCAGGAATGGAGAAAAAATAACGTGGAATTCATTGCATTATAAATAGAAATGTAATATAATATTACATACACACACAAAGAGGTCTCTATGGCATCATCCCTCTATAAACACTCTGCAGTCATCAAACTTGCTACCTACAAAAAGGAGACTAGAGATGGCAAAATTTCTTTCAACAAAACATTACGGACACAACATTGGTCTGTCAGCAGTATTCCGTCAACCTAATGCAGATCACAGCCACTGTCATTTACTACATGGTTATAGTCTAGCATTTACATTCACATTTGGATGTGACCAACTAGATGATAAAAACTGGGCGGTGGACTTTGGTGGTCTGAAACCGCTCAAGGCATGGCTAGAAGATCACTTTGATCATAAGTTGGCGTTAGATAAATCGGATCCACATTTAACCAAGTTCCAAGAACTAGAAGCATTGGACCTAGCAGAGATCAGAATATTTGATGGTGTGGGTGCAGAGAAGTTTGCCGAACATGCTTTCAATTTTGCTGATAAATTGATTAGAGAAAAAACTGGTAGTCGTTGCTATTGTGTTAGGGTAGAATGTGCAGAACATGGCGCTAACTCGGCTATCTACGAGGCGTAATTGCGTAGACTTTGGCATATATGGGCCAAGGCTCTAGGTGAAAAGTCAGGTGCTACTGACCAGGAAGCTGATTCAGTAGCACTTGTTCGTACCGTTATCATACTGATCTATATCATTACTAACCTGTTTATTATCGCTGGTGTCATCAGACATTGGTAAATAATAATATGCGTACATTTAATATTAATCAACTTACTATCAGTAACAAATTACCCTTTGTTCTCATTGCTGGACCATGTCAAATAGAAAGTCAAGACCATGCAGAAGCCACATGTGCTAGACTTATTGCTATCACAGCATTACTTGGCATTCCCTTGATCTACAAAAGCAGTTTTGATAAAGCCAATCGTTCTAGTATTAGTACTAAACGAGGAGTTGGCATCGAGGAAGGCTTACAAATTCTCAATGCAATCAAGCACAGTTTTGGAGTGCCTGTTTTAACAGATATTCATGAATCGTGGCAGGCCAAAGAATGTGCAGAAGCTGGCATTGATATACTACAGATTCCTGCATTCCTATGCAGACAAACTGATTTATTATTAGCTGCTGGAGAAACCGGATGTGCTATCAATGTCAAGAAAGGACAGTTCCTTGCACCCCACGATATGAAAAATGTTGCGGCAAAGATTGCTTCAACTGGTAATGAACGCATCATGTTATGCGAAAGAGGATACACTCATGGATACAATAATCTTGTGGTGGACATGCGCAGTCTACCTATTATGGCAAGCACTGGCTATCCAGTGGTCTTTGATGCCACACATTCTGTTCAACAGCCTGGGGGAATGGGAGAAAGATCTGGGGGAGATAGGACCATGGTCCCGTACTTGGCGAGAGCTGCTATAGCCACAGGCTGTGTGTCGACCCTGTTTATGGAATGTCACGAAGATCCAGATAACGCACCCAGCGACGGACCTAACATGATCAAGTTAGATGACCTTAGCGATATTTTAAAAGACCTGGTAGCCATAGATGGAATTGTCAAAAGAACAACGCAGACACGCCAAGGCTGAAAAGAAAGCTGCTAAAATGGCGGCACGTGGAGAATATCCTGATCTAGTAGTGCCTTCAGATCACAGCGATCCTATCACTGTGCTGTGCGTGAGATTCGGTAACAAGTATGGCAGAGAATATGTAGAACGGTTGCGCAACATGGTGTCGAGGCATCTCACAGTGCCCTATGAATTTGCTTGTCTCACCGACGATCAACACGACATTTCCGGAGTACGCAAAATATATCAACCAAATGCCAACTATGCTAGGGGATGGTGGCACAAGGTTCACATGTTTGATTCTACATTGTCTTTGAAGGGAAGAATACTGTATCTCGACCTTGATGTGGTCATACATGCCAACATGGACAAGCTCACCGGATATCATTCCAACAGCTTTATAGGTATCCATGATTTCAATAGGAAATTTCATCCGTCGTGGAACTATCTCAACAGTTCTGTATTGGCCTGGACTCACGGAACACAGAGCCATATCTATGAACAGTTCAAACAAAAGCCCGCAGATGCACAACGGCTTCAGGGAGATCAGGATTGGATATGGAAGTTATGCAAAGATAAAATCAAGTTCTGGCCCAAAGAATGGATTATGAGTTACAAATGGGAAATCCGAAGCAGGGAAGAACTCACTGTTGCATATGGTGGAAGAAAATTCAAAACTGTTCGAAATGACGTTAGGCCGCATCAAGAATGCAGCATAGCCGTGTTTCACGGAGAACCAAATCCGCAGGACGTTCAGGACAAATTTGTTGTTGACAACTGGCAGTGATGATGTTATACTTGTAGTATGACATTTACTACATATCGCAGCCAAATTCGCACAATCAGACAAGATAATCCTTGTTTTCGTATTGTTGATAAGTTCGTCACTGCTCCAAGAGCAGGATTCGAGATAAGTGAAAAATGTCCGGCTGAATATCAAAAGATTTTGTATGAGTGTTGGGGGAATGGATGGATCAAACCTGTGGCCTATATGACAGAACGTGAACTTCTTATTTCAGGATTATGCAATGATTAAACGACTGGGCTTTGCCTGCAAATGGATTAATGATCCTGAAGAAGTCAATGGCATGAAGATTAATGCCAAAGACCGTGACTTAAATACAGGCTCTACCACAGTTAGGTGGTTGCGTGAACATCCCCAAGAAGCAGAACAGCGGCTTTGGGACTTGATGGAACGAAACATAGAAGCCTGCTACAAATTAGTCAGCAGGGTAGGAACACTAGATGAAGATCTTAGAATGGTACGACTCTCAAGTGATATACTTCCTGTATACACTGAGCCTAGTTGGAAGTGGTTTTGGCGGCAGCCCGATGTTAGAGCCTTTGCAGAAAAAGGATTTGCCCGAGTGGGTGATGTGGCTCGCAAGAATAATGTTAGGCTCAGCTTTCATCCTGGCCAGTTTTGCGTGTTGGCTTCTATTAACCCGGGAATCGTAGAACGCAGTATAGAAGAGTTCGAGTATCATGTAGACATGGCTCGATGGATGGGTTTCGGTAAAACGTTCCAGGACTTTAAGATCAATGTGCATATCTCCGGCAAGCTGGGTTCACAAGGTGTGCGTGATGCCCTAAGCAAAATGACACCCGAGGCCCGCAACTGTCTTACCATCGAGAATGACGAGATGACCTGGGGCATTGACTCAAGTATTGAATTAGTAAAGGACTGTGCATTGGTGCTGGACATTCATCATCATTGGATTAAAACTGGAGAATATATTGAAGCAGATGACGATCGTGTTAAAAGGGTTATTGATAGTTGGCGCGGTGTGCGGCCTGTCATACATTATAGTGTATCACGGGAAGACTATCTTATTGACCATCCCAGACACATCCGCCCCGATCTTCCGTCCCTCTTAGAGCAAGGCTATAAAAAAGGCAAGTTGCGAGCACACAGTGGCTTTTATTGGAATACCGCAGTTAATTCTTGGGCACTGACACATAGGTCGTGGGCAGACATCATGTGTGAAAGCAAGGCCAAGAACTTGGCCTCATTTGCTCTATACGAGCAGGATAAAAAAGTTACGGAGCCTTTGGCTTGCGTGGAGCCTTTGGCGCTGCTGCTTTCTTAATAGGCACTTTTTTCGCAGGTGCTCGTTTGGCTTTAGCCACTGCCACTGCTTTGTTTTCAGCGGTGACTTCTGCTGCTGTTGGCTCAACTACAGGCTGAGCAACTTCAACTGGTGGAGTTTCTACCTTGTAGGGCACTTCAACAGATTCGACCGGCTTGCTGCCAAAAAGTTTCTTGATTAATCCTAGCATATTAAAATCTCCTTGTAGGTTATTTATACGGTAAATACATGTATGGCATACAATTTCATTCAAAAATTCATTGTTGAAGGCAAAAAAGACAAACTCATACAGTTGACATTGTCATACGATCGTGAGGATCTTGCACCGGTGAAATCCAAAGCCACCGTAGATTATCATTACGGAACGCTGTACAAGGCCTATGTAGATCGATACAACAAGAACGAAGGTGATGACGATTTTAACGAAGCTGGTGCATTTTTACATAATATATATTTTGGTCAACTACAAAAACCAGAGGGATCCAACAGACCCTACGATGCTGTTTTACAGTTCATAGAAAAACATTATAATACTTTTGACCGTTTCAAAGAAGAATTTGAAAAAACAGCCATGAAGATACAGGGCAGCGGATGGGCATACTTGGCTCGTGATGGCAAGATCAAAACCATTGTCAACCACGAAATCAGAAATGATATTGTGCTGTTGATTGATTGGTGGGAACATGCATGGGCATTGGACTATCAAGCTGATAAAAAAAGCTATTTGTCTAACATATGGAAGATAATAAACTGGAGAATAATCAATGGCGTACTCGGACAAAGTAATTGATCATTATGAAAATCCCCGAAATGTAGGCTCATTTGCCAAAGATGATCCTACAGTGGGTACTGGTATGGTTGGCGCACCTGCTTGCGGCGACGTAATGAAATTGCAAATAAAGGTTGACCATGATACAGGTATTATTACAGATGCAAAATTTAAAACGTATGGCTGCGGATCGGCTATCGCGAGTTCGAGCCTCGTTACAGAATGGCTCAAAGGAAAAACCCTTGACCAAGCCGGAACAATTAAAAACTCCAGAATTGCCGAAGAGTTAGCCTTGCCCCCAGTTAAGATACACTGTTCAATCCTAGCAGAAGATGCAATCACCGCGGCCGTAAATGATTACCGTAACCGACACAGCGTATAAAAGAATCAAACAGAATTTAGACAAGCGTGGCAAAGGCGTGGGTATTCGATTGGGTGTTAGAACCACCGGCTGTAGCGGGTTGGCGTATACTATTGAATATGTAGACAAATACGAAGCCGAACACGGTGTAACTAATTTTGCCCAAAAAGACTTTGTGGTATTAGTTGATGCTAAAAGTCTGGCCTATTTAGACGGGCTGACCATGGACTGGGTCCGCAATGGACTCAATGAAGGCTTTGATTTTGTCAATCCCAATGAGCGCGATCGTTGTGGCTGTGGCGAATCTTTTAGAATTTAGACACAGGTAAATCCACGCTGGCAGGCATATTCCATATCTGCTTCTGCTCTACTCCTGTGCGTTGAGCAAATCGTTTGGCATCACAACTCCCACAACAATGAAAGAAGTTGTTGCTGAGGCGTTTCTTGTCCATGTGTTTGAGATCTCTTTCAAACACAGAATCACAGGCATCACATCTCAACACTGCCACGGTCTTTTTTCTCTTGTATAAATGTTCAACTCCGTGTTTACTGAGTCTAGAGTATTGATTTAGTTGAGTTTTAATTGTGAGAAACATCTAGTATTTACATCCGGCTTATAAAACTTTGGGCTAAATACTAGAGCATTTGCTCAATCTAGGATTCTAACCATGGCAAGAAAGACTATTGATATCGGCGCAGTTGGCAATGACGGCACCGGCGACAGTATAAGAGATTCATTCCGTAAAGTTAATGACAACTTTAGAGAACTGTATAGCTCATTAGGACTCGGTGAAAAACTTAAATTCACAGGGCTCGAAGATGCTCCAGCTACCTATGTGGGACAGAATGATGCAGTTACTGGAAACACTCCGGTGGTCACTGTTAATAATAC